AGGTGAAGATGATGTTGTCTACGCAACTAGTCCTACCATACGTATCTTTGCAATCCGACAGCAGTGGTCAAAGTGGGATGCCAAAGAAGAGATGATGATGAAGACAGTCATGGCTAACGATCTAAAGGGTGACCTCAAAGATAACGTTGGTACATTTAATCTTGGCAGACCGTCAGGTTACATCGAAGATTGGGATAGTGTACCTGAGAAAACAAAGGATCTGATTCGTAGTATCAAACGTAAGAAGATTCTCTTTGGTGAGTTGACTGCATCAGGTGTTACTGATGAAGCAGGTAATCCAGTAGATGATATTACTACTATGCCTTTCTCTTTTGAAGTACCACCTTCAAGTATCAAACCTTTAGACTTAACAGTAAATGCACTAGGACGTAAGAATGTATTACCTATTCAGTGCATGTTAAAATTAAGTGCCAATGCAGTTGATTCTAAAACAGGTAATAGCTTTGCCGTTATGAGCTTAGATGTAGGCGATAAGGTAGAACTACAACATGAAGATCAGGATACTCTACATAACTTCTTAGCGTACATCACTACGCAAAACTCTTACATCTTAGAACAGTGGGATGAAAAGAATAAGGAGACTATCTCTGATGATGATGCTGCTATCGTAGCTGAGTTCGTCAACGTAGAAGAGGCAGACTAATGAACCACCCTGCTGAACTAGCTGTCTTTGAGTACCTTGGCAAAGCTGTCAAGGGTGAGACAAGTATGGCTGAAGACATACGTAAGCAAGTCGCTTCTGATGTTGAGGCTGCATTAGAGAAGCAGTTCAGCAGTGGACCTCGTGACAAGTTTAGATTAAGGATGTCCAACATTGGGCGTCCTACTTGTCAGCTATGGTTTGAGAAGAATGATCCTGAAGACAAGACACCACTACCTCCACACTTTCTAATGAACATGATCATTGGTGATATTGTGGAAGCAGTGTTCAAGGGTCTTCTTCGTGCTGCTGAGGTAGACTTCAAAGATAATGATAGTGTCACCCTTAAGTTAAAGGATGGCACAGAAATAAACGGTGAGTACGACATGGTGCTTGATGGCAGGGTAGATGATGTTAAGTCAGCTTCGCCTTGGTCATACAAGAACAAGTTCAACACTCTGGAAACTCTAGCTAAAAGTGACAGCTTTGGTTACGTATCTCAACTAGTAGGATACGCTGAAGCTGCAGGGTTAGATGTAGGTGGTTGGTGGGTAGTAAACAAAGCAAACGGTGAGTTTAAGTATGTTGATGCTAACTCCGTAGACAAGCCTACAGTGATGGAAAGCATTGAGCAGACAGTAGGCTACATCAATGAGGATAAACCTTTTGAGCGTTGCTTTGAGCCAGTGCCAGAGACACATTACCGTAAGCTAACTGGTAATCTAAAGCTTGGCACAGAGTGTGGGTTCTGTTCTTACAAACATAAGTGTTGGCCTAACTTGCAGACTCGTGAAGCTGTAAAGTCACACGCTGCTAATCCGCCTATGGTAGACTATGTTCTACTGAGTCCTGAGTATGCGGAGACACATTAAAGGTAGGTATCGCAGTGGCCTAGAGAAAGAGGTTGCTGCGTACTTGCGTAAGACACAGAAAAAAGTCAGATACGAAGTACTAAAGGTTGAGTGGGAAGACTTACGCTACCGCACCTACACACCAGACTTTGTGTTAGACAACGGTATTATTATTGAGACTAAAGGTATCTTTGATAGTGCTGACAGACGTAAACATCGTGAGATACAAAGACAGCACCCTGAGTTAGACATAAGGTTTGTATTCAGTAACGCAAACGCCAAGCTATACAAGGGTGCTAAGTCTAGGTATTGTCATTGGTGTGAGCAGCACAAGTTTCAGTGGGCGCATCGTGTGATACCTGAAGATTGGCTGAAAGAAAAAGGTAAAGAGATTACAGTTAAGAAGATAGAATTAAAAACAAAAAGGAAAGACTAATGGGTCACGACTTAGACAATGATGAAATAGCAATAGTTATAAGCCCAGTAGATTACAAGGATGATGGTAGTTGGGAAGGTGAAACAAATGTGTCGATAGCAATATCACCTGAACACAACTTACCTGACCCTATCATCAACGGTATAGTAGATGTAGCAACTATGATGTCAGCATTTTTAGATATAGCAAATGAGCATCCAGATATTTATAAATTAGTTAAAGAACATAGAGATTATCTCGTAACTCTGGAAGAAGAGGAAGAAGATAAACCTGTTGTAACAAGAGAGGGTAATGTGTATACACTTAATAAATGGACAAAGACAAAGGGAAGCGCATAATGTTAACAGATGCTGATCTAAAAATTACACTAACTGGTGATACAACTTTAAATCACGATCAAATAAATAATCCAGTACACTACAATCACAGTGGTATAGAGTGCATTGAAGCTATAGAAGCAATGACAGAGAATATGTCAGGAGCTACAGCGCCACACGCTGCTAATGTGTTAAAGTATTTGTGGCGGCATGAATACAAGAATGGATTAGAAGATATAAGAAAAGCAAAGTGGTATCTTGACAGACTAGAAAGACGTTGGATGGAGATGCACAAATGATAACAGCAGATGACATAAATGCTTGGAAAGATATGTATGAAATGACATTCGGTGATTATCAGATAGAGGCACGTAAGACTGCTATATATCCTGATGAACACAAGATAGTTTACCCTGCGCTAGGACTCGCAGGTGAGGCAGGTGAAGTAGCCAACAAAGTAAAGAAGATGTTAAGGGATGGAAATTTTAAAAGGGAAGATGTAGCTGCAGAGGTAGGTGACTGCCTGTGGTACATTGCAGCTTTATGTCGTGACTTAAACTTTGACATGGGATACATAGCCAGGTGCAACTTAGACAAACTTCACAGTCGTATGGAGAGAGGAACCATTAAGGGCAGTGGCGATAAGAGATGAAGTTCAACATTAAACTAACAATAGAAATAGACGAGGAAGAACGGATACTACCGATAGTAGCAGAGATGCACGAGGAGGCAGTTACTGAGTTATTCCAAGATATTATTTATGATATTGATGGTGCAGTAATTAGAAAGATAGAGGTGAAGAAACATGAATAACTACTTACCAACCGACTACCAAAGTTTTATACACAAATCACGATACGCTAAATATGATGACGGTAAGGGTAGAGAGTCTTGGCCTGAAACTGTTGAACGTTTTATCAACAACATTGTTAAGCCTAAGATAGATGAAAAAACAGCTTTAGAAATAGAGCAAGCTATATTGTCATGTGAAGTTATGCCAAGCATGAGAGCCATGATGACTGCAGGACCTGCTGCAGAGCGTGACAATACTGCCATGTACAACTGTAGTAATCTAGCCGTAGATGACCCGAAAGCCTTCGATGAAGCTATGCAAATCCTCCTCTGCGGTACTGGTGTCGGCTTCAGCGTTGAGAGGCAATTCATTAACAAGCTTCCCGAAGTGCCTGAACTCTTCGAGAGTGATACTACCATTGTGGTAAAGGACAGCAAGGAGGGGTGGTCTAAGGCATTCAGGCAATTGTTGGCACTTCTGTGGGCAGGTGAGATTCCTCAGTGGGATGTTAGCAGAGTACGCCCTGCAGGTGCAAGGCTAAAAACATTTGGTGGTAGAGCTAGTGGACCTGCACCTTTGGTTGAATTGTTTAACTTTACAGTTAAGACATTCAGGGATGCTCAAGGACGCAAGCTTTCTAGTTTAGAATGCCATGACCTAATGTGTTTCATTGGTCAGATAGTTGTTGTAGGTGGTGTTAGACGTAGTGCTATGATTAGTTTATCTAACCTTAGTGATGATAGGATGCGTCACGCTAAGTCAGGGCAGTGGTGGAACGAAGCTGCACACAGAGCCTTAGCTAATAACTCAGTCTGTTATACAGAGAAGCCAGATGCTGAGACATTTATGCGTGAGTGGTTAGCCTTAGTAGAAAGTAAGTCAGGGGAGAGGGGTATATTTAATCGTGAAGCGTCCAAGAAACAAGCTGCGAAATATGGAAGACGTGATCCTAACCATGAGTTTGGAACTAACCCATGTAGTGAAATTATACTACGACCAAATCAGTTTTGTAATCTTACTGAAGTGGTGGTTAGGGCTACAGATACTGTGGATGACCTTGAAAGAAAAGTGGAACTCGCTACTATTCTTGGTACAATTCAATCCACATACACCAAGTTTCCATACTTGCGTAAGGTGTGGACAACCAACACAGAAGAGGAGCGTCTGTTGGGTGTGTCACTCACAGGAATAATGGACAACCCTCTTATGACATCAGCAAACAAAGGATTGGAGAAGACCCTTGAACATTTACGAGAAGTTGCTGTTCGTACTAATAATAATTGGGCTGACCGCCTTGGCATTGCATCAAGTGCAGCGATTACCTGCGTCAAGCCAAGTGGAACAGTATCACAACTAGTTGACTCTGCATCAGGTATACACGCACGTCATTCACCTTACTATATTAGGACAGTTAGAGGTGACAACAAAGATCCTTTAACGCAGATGATGAAAGATCAAGGTATACCTAATGAACCCTGTGTTATGAAGCCAGAGACAACTACTGTTTTTAGTTTCCCACAGAAGTCACCAAATAAAGCTGTAACTCGAAACGATATGACAGCCATTGAACAACTGGAGATGTGGCTAACCTATCAAAGACATTGGTGTGAACATAAACCTTCTGTAACAGTGACTGTTCGTTCAGATGAATGGATGGAGGTAGGTGCATTTGTTTATAAACACTTTGATGAAATGTCAGGTGTGTCTTTTCTACCTCACTCAGATCACACTTATCAACAAGCGCCTTACCAGGATTGTACCAAAGAAGAGTACAAAGAGTTACTATCTAAGATGCCAAAAAGCATTGATTGGTCTAAGTTAAGTGAATATGAACAAGAAGATAACACAGTTGCTATGCAAACTATGGCTTGTACTGGTGATGTGTGTGAAGTGGTAGACATAGTTTAAATACTGTGATACATTTACAACAATAATAAAAAGGAGTTAATTATGTTGTTATTTAATTTATTAGTGCCTGTAGTTTATGCTTTAACTTTATATGGAGGCTATCATAATGTAGCTAAACCTGTAGCTAAAGCATCTTGGGAAACAGGCGTTGTTGTTTATGATAAAACTGTAGACGTTATTACAGATATAGTTACTGACGATCCTGTTACTGTAGAGTCCGAATAATGTATGTCTTAGTGTTCATACTTTCTATCGGGAGTGGTTATGTACAAGTACAAGCAGTCAATACAGTTTATTCTACTATAGAAGATTGTAAACGAAGTGCTTCAGTTATTCGCAATGATCTTATGAACACTAGACCCTCTCCTAACTCAAATGTTTTCGCTTACTGCACAGAAATACCACAGGAAGTTTAATGCAATTAAATTTGTTTTGCACCGAAGAAACTAAAATTAAAATAAAAGAAGGTGAGGAAACATTTCATTGCCGAAAATGCAATTCCTACTTACCTGAGTATTGTTTTAGTGGTTGGTCCTTAAAACAGTTTAGAAAAAAGAAAGGTGAAAATCAAACGCAAGGAGCAGGTAATTCTGTATGGTGCAAGACTTGTAAAAAAGAATATACCGAAGGTAAAACTATAGCTAAAAATGGTGCACCTCCAAAACCTAAAGAGTCTATACCTTGCGACTGTTGTGGTAAAATAACAGAGCCTGAAAAACTTCAGCTAGATCATGATCATTATACATATAATTTTAGGGGATGGCTATGTAAATCATGTAACTCAGGTATAGGTATGTTAGGAGATGATACAGAAGGTTTAAAAAAAGCTATACAATATTTAGATAAAGTAAAGGAAAGATATGAGCCTAGAAAAAGAAGCTAAAGACTTTGTATCTAGGAGGCATGATCATTTCAAAGAGGGAATACAAGAACGTGTAGAAGCGTTGGACAAATACATAACTGATAATCTGTATCACACTACCGAAACTAGAGAAGCCATAAAACATTTAGTAATAGTAAAAATGTGGGCAGAGCGTAGCTCAAGACTTAATGGTATAAAAAAGTAAGGGCGCTAAATGCGCCCCTATTTATTCGTATATATCTTTTAGGTAATCGATGTAGTCCATGAAGTACTGCAATTCCGAATACCCCATATCATCCACACCCCCAGTAAAATTAAATCTTTCACGCATAACTTTCAATGCTTTAGTTCGTAGCTCTTTGTTACCATGTGAACTAGCCTTACGTTTTATTGCGAGTATCCGTTTCTCTGGAGGGCTGTACTTCTTCAAAGAGTTTCTAACCTTAGCCTTAACATCTGACAGGGTGCTCTTTAACATAGCACGTTTACCAGTAAGATCAGCATTCATAAAGTCAGGATTACGTAACAGTTTATCTGTCGCAGTTTCTAACACAGGGGCTAGTGTTTCGTTAAACACTGTATCGTAGGCAGCTATCTGAGATCTTTCACTGGCTGTCCAAGGTTGCATCTGAGCCATAGAATATACTTTCTCTGTGGCTGTACGCCCAGGTTTTACAGTTATACCAAATAACTTTGCCATAGGATTAGCGTCTTGTATCTTACCATCACGACTTGCTACACGTAGCTCTTCACCTGTGATAGTTTCAGCTTTATCTGTGAATGCTTCTATTACATTGTCAAAGTATTTAGTAGCATTTTGACTAAACAATTCTACACCGTAATCACCACCTGCCCTACGTTTATCCTTAGCTGCATCAGTGTCTGTAATAAAACCTGTTAGTTTGTTTACAGCATCTAAAGGTCTTGTAAAACCTGCTACATAGTTACCTGAAAATTTAGCTATGGCATCAATGCTTTTCTTGCTTGTCTCTATATCTTGATTAAATATAGTGTCAAATATAGCAGTAACATCATTACCAAACTGAACATCACTAGCTAATTGACCTACCGCAATCTGCTCTCCAAATTCTTTTAAAACTTCTTTTGGTACTTGCTCTCCTTGTCTTCTCAGATTAAGAGCACGTCCTGCTGCTAACCAAAGTGAGAATGGATAGGTGTTACGTGCATCAACTATTGTGCCACCGCCTGTGTCTATTTCAAATGTACCTAATTGTTTTTGTCTTCGCTCTTCATCATACCTCATAGCTGCACCTAGAGCAGTAACACCAACAAGACTTCTTGAGAAAGCTTCAACAGTTTCTATGTTTCTCTTTTCTTTTTTGGCTATAGCAGATGCTAATTGAACACCACCACCCACACTCCATTGATAAGATGTAGCTACGACATTATTAAAGAATCTACCAAAGGGTAAAATTGTACCAAAGAAAGGGAGGTTTGAAATGTTCTCTGCAAACTTAGCAGCTAGTTTTAAATGTTGATCATCAGTGGTGTAATTCTTTGAGAATACAGATTTTAAAGTTGTGTCTAATGCACTACCTACAACGCTGTCATCTATTAAATCTATACTACCATCATTGAGAACTTCTTTTAAGCTCTTCTGCTTTTTAACTCTTAGAAATTTATCTAGCTCAGTCATAAACATCTGAGACTTAGTAAACGTATCTTGTATACGAACACCTGTCAAACGATTGGCTGCATTAGTAACAGCTTCTGTGTTTTTAAACCAAGCATTGTTAGGATCTAGGTTAAACCTTTTACCAGATCTTTCTATACCACCAGTAATTGTTTCAAACAAAGTCTTTTCTACTTCTTTGTTCTGCGATAAGAAATCAATGTATGCATCATGCGTAGTGTATGGGTCCATCAAGTTACGCATCTTCTGTGCTTGTATGTCTTTATATACGTTAGCAACACGTAATGCTTCTCGCCCACGCTTAGTAAAATTACCACCCAACGCTAATCCATAAGTTAAGTTAAGTGATCCAGTAAATACATCAGCCATAGTTTGACCAAGATAAAACTGAGAGAAACCTGCTACGTTGAGTGCAGTTGTTGCAGGTGAGGACACAAGCAACCTACGCCATACTGATTGAGTATAGCTGAATGGTCTTGCAGGTTTTACTTTGCCTGTAGCTTTTGCAACCTCATCGTCTACAGCATCTTTAGCTTGTGGGTTACGGACTATATTAGCCATAACGTTTTGACCATGTACAACACCTGCGTCAATAGTCTTGCGAGTCTGTGACATTACATTACCAAGCTGCATACCATTACGCACCTTAGATGCAATCAAGTCACCTAGCTCCTGTGCTATAGTTGTTGTGTCACCTAATGTATAACCTACTAAAGGTTGCATACGTTTAGATATAGATTGTAACTCAGCTTGGGGCATCTGCTTTAACACATTAGTCATAACATCTGTGACACGTAGCTTCTTGTTTAGCTTCATGCCATTGTCAGCAAACACTTTAGCTAGTCCACCCTTACCGTCTGATCCTAACATAATGTCGTGTAGTAAATCTGCAGGCATCATCTGTGTTTGAAATAGGTTATCGCCACGTTTCCACTTAGATTCCCAACTATCGAGTGTCTTATTAATGTGATTAGCTACACGTTTTACTTCACCTTTAGGTAGAGCAACAAGTGTAGCTGCCTCAATGTCGGCATCTAATTCAGCATTTCTTTTTGCTTTACGTAATTGTAAGTCTGTGTTTGATAAACCACTAGCACCCTTAAGCTTACCACCAACAAGCTGTGCACCACCACCTACTGCACCAAGTAAAGAACTAAATCCAGTTTGTAATAAGCTATATTCTTCCTGAGCACCTACATCTAACATTACGTTTTGTATCTGATAATCATTAAGTACAGCAAAGGATGCGTCTAGTGCTGTAGTAGCATATAAAGATTTACGTATGCCCTCTTTACCACGCTCTGTTAAAAAATCTTTCTGTGCTTGCTTCTTAGCATTGTACAAGTAGTTTTCTTTTTCACGTAAAGCGACACGTTCTTTTAGCTTCTTAGCAGCACTACCCTTTACCCCTTTTTCTACAAGACGTTGTGCCATCTTCTCTGCAGCTTCTTGAGATGCTTTTTGTGCGGCTTCTCTGGTAGCTCCTGACTTTATAGCTTTCTGTCCTGCTTCTATTGCAGCACGTTTAACTAACTGTTTTGCTCCTTCATTTAAACCAAGAGCAGTTGCTTTTCCTATACCGCCTGTAAGTAAACCAAGATAGTTAGTAGGATCTGAAACTGCAGCACCAATGTAGTCAAACACACCATCTACCGCACCAAACAAACCATCGTTAACAAACACATTACCTAGCTGATCATACAACTTGTAAGCGTCACCTGCTATACGTTTGTCTTCCTCTGATGCATTTGTTACATGCCTAACTTCACCGCTAGTACTAATAATATTAGTATTGAATCTACGCATGTGATCTACAAAGTCTTCAACAACATCTTTATCTGCTGCAGTTTTGTAGTCCACACCTTTGCGAGAGATCATGTAGTTACGAATCTTTGACAAGTTCTGTGGTTTGTAGAAGTCTTTCTTTTTAAGAGTGCCACCCATATCCACTACGGTGTCTTCCTCTAGTTCCTGCTTACGTTTACTTACAGAATATTTATTTTTAAACGCATTAAAATCTGACACACTAGATTCATTACTTAGCATATCATCAGTCTGCTGATTAATTGTTGAGTCTAATACTTTATACTTATCGTAAAAGTTTTGTAGTGCTTCACTCATTAGTTGGAAACTCCTCTAATGCTTTTTGCATCATAAATATTAAGAAGTTCATATTAAATGGTAGACGTTTGTTGTTTTCATCTGCCCATCTAGAAAGCTGATAGTACATTTGCATATCATCAAGAGGCTCACTACCTGCATTCTCTACAATAAATTCAAGTATATCATCACCACTCTCGTTTAGAAGTTGTAAGTCTAACTCTGTTATACTTCCTGTGTCCATACCCTCTTTTATATCTTCTTGGGTAACACCAAAACGTTCTACTGTCTTCTGTCGTAAACTTAACTCAGGACGTGGCTTAGGGCGCTTACTCATTAAGCCTGAAGGTTTTTCACTTTCATCTTCACTTTCTTTTTCCTGTGCTGAACCTATTGCTGCACTATCAAAACCTGATGGTGGTAATGCGCTTTCTGTTGGACCTTCAAAGTTAGGCTCTTGGTCTTGTCTTCTTTCTACTGGTTTAGCTTCTGTAAGCCTTTCGCCTGTCTCAGGATCATGGGTATCACCAAACAGTTCATCCCATTCATCAACCCTTAATGGGTTTCTACCTGTAGGTATAGCCATCTCACCATTCTTTATTTTTTCTCTTGTCTCAGCGTCTAGTGAGAAACCTTGCAATCTGCTTCTAAAAGCGTTTGGTCTTGGTGGCACACCGTATACTGTCTTACCGTCCACTACGTAATAAGTTTTTTCAGTACCTGCTACCTCTTCTTTAATTACTTCAGGTACGTGAGAAATAAAGTCATTATATATAGACTGTGCATCTTCCTGTCCAAACTTTGCGCCACCAGATTCTGCAGAAATTACTGTGCCATCTTCTGATAATTCAAATGTAACTTCTAGAGCACCATCTTCATCAGCAAAAACGTCTTCGTTAGACACAGTAATGGTATTACCAGTTTTAACTACTTTACTACCCTTCATCTCAACTTCAGTATCATCTAATGAAGCACTTGTTTGTTCAGTGATTGCAGGAGATACATCGCCTATTAAATTATTGTAGTAGTCCTCTCCCATATGTATTTTCATTAGATCTTCTAAGCCTGTGATAGCTTGAGTTCCGTATGTAGTAATAGCTTGATCAAAGATAGAACCGAAGTTTTGTGCATGTTTATCTTTAACTATTTTTAGAGCAGCATCACGAGCAGCTTTTTCTTCTGGTATCTGTGTAGTAGATGAAATATCTTCTAATGCCTTACGTGCTGCAGCATAAGCAGGATCACTTTCTTCTAATACTTTTATCTTTGTAAGGATGTCAGATTCAACACTCATACGTGCATCATTATCAAAACGTTTAAAGTCTGCAAACGTAGCAAAGGTAGAAGGTATTACAGCTTCATATTCAGTTAATGCAGCTAATTCATTTATATCAGCAGCAGTATACCCTTCATACATCGCACTACTATCTAACTTACCTTTGGTTCTAATCATTGCTGCATCACCAGTTAAGCGATCCCAAAAACTTATTTCAGGTGTTTCAGATGTGCCTTTGTTTGGTGAGAATAAACCATAAGATCTTCGTACATACTCCTCTAACTCCATGTCAACAGGAGAGAAGTTTTCAGGCATACGTATGATGCTCTCAACCTCTGTGCTTGTTAGTGGTTTACCATTCTGTGCATCTACAGCTTCTTTTACTTTTACAGCTAACTCAGATATAGCGTTTGGACCAGAGGCAATAGCAGCCTGTATCTGATCATTAGATACTCCGTTATCACTAAGCATCTGAGTCAATCCCATAACTTTATTTACTGTAGCATTACGTTCAGATATTTTTAGAAGATTACGCTTGGCTAGTTCTTCTTGTTCTAGGCCATAGGCACGAGCCTCAGCTTTCTTTTCTTTTATGTTTGCTGCAGTCTCTTCAAAAAAGCCTTCAGCGAAAGCCATCCAATCGAATCCCATCTTAAAGCTCCTTCGCCATTAAACCTTTGGGTTCAGCAGGTTCGCTTACTTCCATACCTTCATCTGCAACTGCTTCTACGCCCTCACTGTTTAACGTTGTTTGAATCTCTTGTAGTAACGCTACGCCAGGATCATCGTCTTGCTTATCTGTGTCAGCCATTGCTAACTCTATTGCAGTCTGTAATCTTTGCTTCTCTTTTTCTTTGATCTCTTCTTCTGGGCTAACTATATCATCACGAACCTTGATACCGTAGCTTGTCATTGCAGCTTTTATAAATGCGTGAATTACAGGTGCGATAATAATACTTATATCGACAGAGTGTCTGCCATTCATAACACCTGTAGTTAGTAATGTTTTTACGAAAGGTGCTACAGGCATACCACCGCCAAAGAGTACGGATAGATCATCCATAACGTCATCGTTAGCTAATTGATTTATGTAAAAACGAGTAGCATCCTCAGTATCTGCCATCTCAGGAGGATTCTCCCAAGGCCAGTTCTTAGGTTGATCAGTTAAGGACTGACCCGGTATAGGTGCTTCAAGAAATGATGCCATTTTATTTTATCCTATTTTGTAAATCCTGCGCCAAAGTATAATCCCACAATGGCTGATACTATGTGTGTGTCTAGTGGTGTTATTACAAACCCTTGTGCCATCTTCCATTTGATAGCTTCATCTGGTCCAAACATCCAACTAAAGAAACCACCAGTAGCTTCAGTATATCCTACGTACACACTCACTTCAGGATACCATACAGCGACTAGCTTTGGCAATACAATTATAGAG